CGCTTAGCGGTTCGCCGCCTTCTGCGATCCCGAATTTGTTTAATACGTCGTGGCTCGTGAACTTCATCAGCAATACTCTCGTGACGGGAGCTACACTAGCCCCCGGCGCGGGCGTTACGCTCTCCAATATCAGCACCCTTAGTCCGACCGCGCTGAGTCTTGCCGGTGCATCAGTCTACATCGTGACTGTTACTGGTCCCGCATCTGTTACATTCACTCGCGTGCAGTAATGGCGCAAACACTTAGTACGGTAACGGCAGCCGGATCGACATTCGCAGACGCCGCACCAATTACACGAACATCTAATAAGATGATCGTATTGGTCAGTTCCTCCGCTACGTCGAGCCCTTTTCCCGGCGTTATTATGCCGTCAACGGCTTTGCTGTTAGACTATATCGAATTTCACGCAGATCCAACAAACAACGGCCCCTACAACGTGTACAACGACGTGGGCGACGTAATTGCAACAAGCGGCGGAAACAGCACATTTCGTAAGATCGAAACTACAAACGATCATACGACATGGGCTGCTATCGCCTAATCCAACAGAGGAAATATCCACATGGGTAAGAAAGAAAGCGCCAACATGACTGGCGAAGAGTATCTGAAGGGCCGGCGTGCCGGCGTTGAGGGTACACATGGCGCGGCCCGCAAGGGCGTTGCCGAGAAGACCTTGCTCCCGCATTCGGACGTCAACGATAGCGGCGGCGAGTCCGAGTTGAACCGCGCTGCGCGCAGCATCTATCAGGATGCCGTTCACAATCGCGGCGACAAGGACGGCGACAAGGCGCTGACCGAGCGCTAAGGTCGTGCCTAGTAAATCCCCCGCGCAAGCTCGGCTTATGCGCGCCGTAAGTCATGGCTGGTCTAAGCCGGGCGGCGGGGGGCCTTCTGTTGCCGTAGCAAAAAAATTTGTTGCGGCGGACAAAGCGAAGAAGAAAGGCCACCGCTCGAAAGAGCAACGCGCTGATCGTAAGCGCAGCACCGATGCATGGGCCCTGAGCGGCAAACGCCACTATGCTGGTCCTGAGGATATGGAATGAACCCGTTCAAAGAAAAAAACTCCAAGGGCCGAAGTTTTAAAACGCTCGACGGGCCGCGCAAAGGCGACGGCGGGGGCGGCAAGGAACTTTCAAAGCGCGCCAAGAGCACCAACCGCAAGGGCCCGAACACCGGTCCCGGCAAAGACAAGCAGAACCCCGCCAAGCAGCGCGACCGTAAAACGCTCGTAGCGATGTGGTGTGAAGGTAAGGGAGATTGCCCGCGATGAGTATCGACACGACATTCCAACCGAAGACGCCCACCTACGCAGTGGACAGCTCCGCTGCGGTGACGATTGACGCCCGTCAGCTGGGCGTGACGTCATGGCGCGTTCAGTTCGTGCTCGCCACTCCGGTAGCAGGCACCGTCGGCTTCATCAAGTGGGCCCCTCCGCCTCCAGGCGCAGCGCCGTCAGCGGCAGCGGCACCGACGCTCGGCGCGCCAGTTCAAAACGAGCTGGGCGTGAACGATGGGCAGACGCTCTACATCGAAGGCATCGGCGCGTGGCTGCAATTCATCGCCAGCACCGCGTATGCGACGGGCTATATGCTCGTGACGGGCGGACAGGGAGGCTGCGGTGGCTAAGCTGAACGCAGCGGCCCGAAACAAGATCTCGGGCAAGAACTTCGCCGGACCAGACCGCTCGTATCCCATCGAGGATAAGAGCCACGCCCGCAACGCGCTCGCGCGCGCCAGCGGCAAACCGGTCGCCGCACGCGTGCGCGCGGCCGTTCACCGGAAATATCCGGACATCGGCAAGTCACGCGGACCGAAGGCCGATCATTTCATGCGGACGGGTAAGTAAGTGGCTAAGATCGGACCAATGCTGGGGGCTATCGTAACGTCGCCCCCAAAGGCGCAAGGTAAGAAACGCGCCGGTAAGAGCAAGGGCGAGAAGTCGGTGACGCAGCACGGCCAGCAGCACGGCGAATTGCTGAACTACAAAGTTCCGACCGAGCGCGCGATGGTGAAAGAGCGCGCCAAGAGCACGATGCGCGAGGCGACTGCTAGCTGGGTGCGCGGCGACATGAGCACGCGCGAACACGAGCAGGTACACGCCCGCGCCAAGCACGTGATATCCGGCCGCAAACCGCGAGAGTTTTAAGTGGGCCTGATCATCGGCAATCGCGGCCTGCAGGGCAGTCCAAACCTGCCGTACCTGCAGGACACGACGTATGCCGGTGAAGACACGTATCTGCAGTACGTGTTCCTTGACCGCGTCAATCAGCCCGTGGTCCCGGTCACCATCAAGGTCGAGCTGGACGATCTGACCAACTGCCAGAACATGGACGGCGGTCCGAACACACTGGTGAGCACCGGCGCTAGCACAACGAACTACATCTACCCGGCGTTCTCGTCGGGCGGGAATCCGCCCTGGGAACTGCAGCTCACGGCGGCGCTCATGCAGATGACGTACCCGTACGAAGGCTCGCAGATCTGCAAACTGAAACTGCTCTGGACCGCACTCGACTCGGTCTACGGCAACCCGTTCACGGGTGTGTTCGAAAACATCATCGAGCTGGTCGCGTCGCCGACGGTGAGCGGATCACTTTAATTTTGGCGTGTAGCTCAGCGGCAGAGCACCCCGCTGTTAACGGGCAGGTCGTTGGTTCGATCCCAACCTCGCCAGCCAGAAGAGGCGTCCGAGCCGGCGGCTACGCTTCCCCCAATACCGGCACCAATTTTTAATCACGAGGTGAGAGGCGTGACAATCGAATTCAAGCAGACATTGCTGGACGACTTCATCGTGGTCGCGCTCATCGACGAGCCCGCCGCGATGGGGCGCATCAAACTGCCAGACTGGCAGCGCACGTTGCGTGGCGAAGTCACTGCGGCCGGGCCTGGACGCATGCTCCCCTTCGGGGGACGCGCGCCCATGGAATGCAAGCCCGGTGACATCGTCACCTTTGCCGCTACGGCGGGGATGGACACTGATTACGGTGTCGGCCGCAAGATTCGTATGATGCGGGATCCTGACGTTGATTCAATCGAAGTGCCAGGACGCAAACTCATGCCAGAAGAGGACACCTGCCCGGCGTGCGGTTGCCGAGAATTTAATACCGGCCCGTGGCTTCGATGCGTAAATTGCCACTGGAGCGAGATGCCATGATCCTCACTCCGGAGTTGGAAAATGTTGCCCTACATACCCGCGTCCTTCGTGATCGCGTACTTGTTAAACCAGTCCCCTACATCCATCCGATCCTCGCGACCCCAGGAGTTGAAATTCAGAAGGGTGTGGTCGTCGCCGTGGGATACGGCCGACGTCAACGACGCAAGGTCGAATTCAAACAGACTCTCGGTGGAGACCCTGCCCCGATCATTGGACCAGACGGCAAGACGGTGATGAAGTTCGGGCACAGCAAACTCTCCAGCCGGAAACTCTTCTTCGAGGACGGTGCCGAGACCGGACTGATCATCCCCATGCAAGTTAAGCCGGGCGATGTGGTCGAATTCAGTTTTCGTGGCATCGACATTCGCGACTTTGATCGTCTCGGCTTCGAGGGCGTCGGCCAACTGGCATTCATCTGGCAGAACGCGATCTACAGCATCGATCCGGACGAGTCGCTGGATGAATGTCTGCTCTGGCAGCAGAGCGCGGGCTACGACCGCAACGGAAACTGGATGTCCGGAGCTGAAGACTGGCATCGCGCGTGAGCAACAAAGGAAAAAAAACCGAGTTTGCGCGCACGGTAGCTGACGGGATCGTAGACAACCGCCCCGACCTGTACAACTACGTCGCCAAACGTATCGTAGAGAAGTCCGAAGCCGAGAAAATGGGCTGGATTCACTACTACGACGGCCATTCTATGTGCGTGAACGGCCATGTGGCCGCCCGGTACGTGTCCAACACCGCCATCTGCGTCGATTGCAAGCGTCTGGCGGAAGGAAAACCGGCCGTTTACACGCCCGGCGCGACGGCGGACAGCTTGATCGGCCTGCTGGACCACGTCAACCCCATGGCAAACGCGAAATTCGCGTGGACGGCCGACAAAAAGAGCCAACTATTGTCCGCCTGGGTCAACACCGGCGGCGATATGCTCGCGGCGGCCAAGATTGTGGGCTGCCAGCCCGAACATGTCATCGATTTGAAGGCATCTGACCCTGAATTTCAGGCCGACTACGAAGCGGCGCGCCTGAAAGTCGATCAGGTGCAGCTCTGGAGCATGGAATCGCGCGGCAGCGGCAATGATCGCGTCGGACTCGCGATGGCGCAGAGCAAATTCACAGAATTCGGTGCCAAGAGCGGCTTGGCTGACCGACCAACGATAAACCCGGAGCAGGCGCGTGCAGAACTTGCCCAGATGCTATCAGTCCTTAAGGGATCGATTGATCAACAAGAGCGACTTAGAGCAACTATCAGAGCTAATAAGTCTGTGGGACAAACTAACGCCCCCGCAGCAGTTGCTGCAGACACGGACGTGGAAGTCGAGATTATATTGGGATCGACACACGACGATAGCGACTTGGTTTAGCGATGAAGAGATCAGATCTGCGTACCCGAAGCAGATGCAACACTTCGCGCTTGGGGCTACGTACGATGAGCGCGCTTTGTTCGGCGGGAACCGAACGGGTAAAACGCATGCTGGCGCGTATGAAGACACTCTCCACCTGACCGGACTCTATCCGGAATGGTGGGAAGGTCGGCGCTTCGACCGCCCTATCGGCGCGTGGGTGGCGACCGACACCGCGAAGAACGTCCGCGATATCCTGCAGGAGAAATTTTGCGGTGAGCCGGGCGTGCCGTCGTTGCTGGGTACCGGCATGATCCCCATCGATCTGTTTGCGGGCGACCCGACATCCAAGCACGGTATCGCAAACGCCTATGAGTCGGTGTTCGTGCATCACCACACCAACGGCATATATGACGGCATTTCGACGCTGTCGTTCAAGAGTTACGACCAGGGACGCGAAGCGTTCCAGGGCACGCAGCAGGATCTGATCCATCCTGATGAAGAACCGAAGATCGAGATCTACACCGAGTGCTCGCTGCGACTGATGAGCACCGTGCCCGGCGAGCGCAACGGTATCCTGACACTGACCGAGACGCCGCTCAAGGGCATCTCGGAACTGATGATCTCGTTCATGCCAGAGTTGAATCCGGCGCACGATCTACTGAAGCGGCGCGAGTGGAATCACGATCAGGAAGACTACGACATGGTGATC